TCGAGGTCAAACTATTGTAATACCAGTATATATAGGGGATAGGAAGGTTGATGAAGTAGTGGCAGATAGTATGGGAAGGATAACTAGACAGAGTAATGTTATCGGGCGCAGATTAGGATCAGTCTAGTAGCCAATGAAATTTAAGTTACTTATAAATGTCCCGACTTATAGGCTTTCGGCTACTAACTATGCTGAGACTAATTTAATAGAGCCTAGCTTAGATGGTACCATGACTATGGGTGGAACTATTGATAGTTTATCCTTTGAACTAGACGATCCTGATAACTCTCTTGTATTACATGAAGGTTATGATGTTACTTTAGAGGAGCTTGATAGGCCTAGCAATAGATTCTTTGGTGGTATAGTCCAGTCTATTCAGTATATGCAGTCAGGCTTAGGTAGACGTATTAGAGTCTCTTGCCAGGATTGGACTGCCTTACTGGATAAGATGACTATCAGAAAAAAGTATGAGAAAGCAGGACAAACTGGTCAATCCATTATAAAAGATGTGTTTCTAGTAGCTGTACAACAGGAAGGACAACCTGCTGACGAGTTTGATACTAGTGAGTTTGTACAGGCTGATAGGACTGTTGCGGCCTTAAACTTTCAGGGTACATCCTTAACCAGTATTATACGACAGATAGCAGATATTACTGGCTATGTATGGTTTGTAGACCCATTTAAGAAGTTACACTATCATCCACCGACATTTGGTGTTGGTGCCCAGTATAGTGATGTTCCTGATAATATTACTACTTTCCCTTTATATGATCTCACGGTAAGTAAGGATCTAGCTGACTGGAATACCATTGAACTGGTAGGTGGTAAGGGCGTTAGTGATGATGTTACTGAGACATATGCAGGGGATGCCACTTCAAAAATCTTTGTAACTGGTGTACAAGCTAATACCAACCAAATTCATCTAGGTAAGAAGGATGATGAGGAAGGCCTTCCATTCATTGAACGTAATACAGGCTCGCAAGGATCTCCAACCTGGACTACTCAGACCATAAAACTGGAAAGTGAGCCAGGTGCAGTATTAGGTACTACTGCTGATGTATTATGGAATCCCTTTCAGCATAAACTAACCTTTCATGTGGCTCCTCTGAATGGTAGTAATGGTTTTAGGATTACTGGAAGATACTTTGTACCTGTTATGGTAATTAACCGTGATACTAGAAGCGTGGATAAACATAATCGTGTTTTTAAGGCTAGTATGACAATACCAGAAGCCACGGATGTAGAACAGGCCTATGATTTAGCAATGGCCTATCTTAGGGAACATTCCGATAGGATAAGATTCAGTTTTACTACTAATGCCGATACCGAAACTATCCCTGAAAGACAGATAATGCCTTGCGATGTTATTTTTATTACTAATACGGCATTTAATCTTACTGAAGAAGTATGCTTGGTAGAGAAGGTATCGTTTAATATAGTAGGTGGAGAGACTCTTGCGTATAGGGTAAGTGGTAAGGTAATAAATGCTAGCCTGTATAGAAATCTGGAAGGGACATAGATGTCAGTATCTAATTTAAGCTGGGATGAGTTGCTGGCGGAACTTAAATCTAATATTAGTAAGACTACTATAGAGCCTAGTGCGGCTATTACGCATATTAGACAGGAAGAGGTGGATATTGATATTACCGCCACATATACTGTTAGTAATTACGGTCCTAACTATTATGTTCATCCTGCTTGGAATACGGAACACTTACAGCATTGGTGGACTTTAGATTCTTTAGAAACTATTAGTGGTGCTGGTGGGGTTAGGGATAGTTTTGGTAGCCTAAATGGTGCTGAGACAGGAGGTGTAACCACTGGTACAACAGATGATCTTACGTTAGGCCGCCAACGCCGATACAGCATCTTTGCTGGTAGTGATTATGTCGATGTTGGAGATGTAACAGTTCTAGATGGTCTAGATGACTGGACTATAGCCTGTCGCTTCTATGTAACCACACTGGATAATATCAATACCATAATAAGTAGATGGCCATCTGCTAATGGCGATAAGCAATTTAAGCTACAGGTAATGACAGATGGCAAAGTACGCTTTACTAAAGCAAATAATGCTAGTGGTGCAAGTGGCTATTATGAATCTAGTAGTGCCGTGGTATCTATTGACACCTGGTACACTATGGTTTGGTCCTTTGATATGTCAGGTACAACTACTAAGTTAATCTTTGACGGTGTTGACACAGGTATTACAGCTAGTACCTGGACTAATGCTGTGCTGGAAACTGTAGCTGATAGCGTATTAATCGGTAGGGAAGAAATAACTGTTGGTAATGATCTAAAAGGTAGACTAGCCGATGTCGCTATATGGAATGGAGCCTTAACTGTAGCAGAAGGCCTAGCTTACCATAATGATGCTATTACTGATAGAATAACTGCCAACTTATTTCGGGTGTCTGGTGTTCTTTCGATACCTATACCTCCAGGCACTGGTATGTTGGATGCGGGTGTGGGTGTAGTAGTCTCCGCACCCATGCCCGTAAACCAACCACAATTAACCAATTTTATGTAGTTAGGATACTTGTTATGGGTACTCCCGTTGTTACAGTAGATGGGCTAGCGAGAATGGCTACCCTATTACTTGCTGATGCTGATTTTAGCGCTGTTGGTGTTGCTACTGCGGCACCAGCATTAGGCGATACACAATTACAGAGTGAAAGTAATAGGTCAGCAGTTTCTCAACGTCTAAGTCAGGGTGCAAATATCCAGGTCCGTACATTGCATGGTAATGGTGACTTACCAGCAACCCTTACAGAACTTGGCTTATTCCTGGATGGCACTAGTAGTCCTAATAATGGCGAAATGATTGCTAGGGTACTGGAAACATTTACTAAGGATACTAATGACTTATTGGTAGTCTGGTCTATAACTATTGCTGGAGGTTAGTCATGGCAAATCAAGGTCACTTTACAAATAGTACAGAACCTAGTAGTAGGTCTGATCAGGCCACTAGTAATTCCCTAAATAGTATGCTATGTCAGTCAGGTACAGACGCTAGTAAGGATTCCTCATATGGAGATACTGGACGAATCTTCATAGCCACTGATACGCCTAAGGTCTATAGGGAGTCAGGCTCTGCATGGGTACTGGTGATTGATTTAGACCCAGCAGTTGGTGTTGCTGGACTAAGAACCTTAGGTACTGGCTCAGCACAAGCGGCGGCTGGAAATCATACCCACTAAGGAGTAACTAATGAGTACACAGGATGAAGTTTTGGCCCATATTCGAGACCAGGTACTAGCCACTGAAAATGGTGAGATTGATTCTAGTCTTGGGGAATCATTGGTACTTGCGGCTGATATGTTTGGTTCAATAACATTTGATATTACCAAGGAAGGTACATCAGTTGATACTTTAGACGCTAAATGGCTAGCACATAAGGATGATTGTGAAGTGTGTGAAGGCTGGACTTTAAGATAAATTTGAAAGAAACTGTTACAGATAGAGTCGCTCTCTCCGCTGTTTGAGAGCTTAAAAAAACTGTCAGTAAACCTTAACTGCTGTACTGGAATGCACTAAATAACGCGCTAAACAGCTATTCTGTCAGTTAGAATTGAGATAAGATCTGTGGTATATCTCTGGGTGAGAGACTAGACTGTAACAATATTATTCATAAAGAGGTACTGGTATATGACTACGAATGAAGGCTTTTGGGCCAATGGTGTCTATGGTACAGCAGACAGGCTAAATGCTAGTTTGCTACAGATTGGAGCAGTATCAGCATTACCTGCGGCAGGACAAGAGGGTCGTATGTATATGTCCACAGATACAGCTACGAAGGGAAGGATCTATAGGGATACTGGGGCGGCTTGGGTGGAGGTACTTTCAGTAGATGCCGCGGCTGGGACTGCTAGTCTGCGAACCTTAAGTACGACTGCTACATCGGCGGCGGCTGGTGACCATACTCATCTACCAGATACACCGAACCAGTTAATCCAGGTTGTTTCTGGATTTGTTAATGTCGATGATGAGACGACAGTTGGTACTGGAACTATTGCCGTTCAAGGCGCAAG